CTCCTCCCGTCCCTTCTACCCCGTTCATGAATGTCCGCGATGCTGCCCGGGCCACCGGGCTTTCGGAATACTACCTGCGCAAAGAGCTCGATAAAGGCACCATTCCTCACCTCAAGAGTGGCCGGTGCATCATGATCAACGTCCCCGCCCTGCTGTTGCAGCTGGGTGTGCCGCAGAAATAAAAAGGAGGCATCCGCATGAGAATCAAATCTGGCGTCTTTTACTGGCTGGCGGTGGCCAGCGGTGCCGTCGGGATGCTGTACGCACTTGGCTTTGCAGGCAGCATCGAAGCCATCGGGGTCATCTCCGGCACCGACTTCATCACCGCGATGGTGCTGCTGTTGCTGGCGCTGTTCTTTGCCCGGCTGGGCGACCATGCCGCAGAGCGCGAGGCTCAGCGCCGCAAGTACATCGACCGCCGCCACGCCCGCCCCGAAGAGCCGGAGTACCGACAGAACCGGAGGGACGCATGAACGCAAAAAAGCCCGTCGGTGCTGGAACACCGGCGAGCCTGCAAAGGGATGATGGTTTGAACGCCCATCACCCCGAAGAATAACACACTTTGGAGGTTTTAGCAAGAGATGAAAGGTATTCTTATCGAGCCGGGCAAAGACCCGGTCGTGACTACCCTGCCGGACACGCTGCAGGGCATGGAAGCGCTTTTGCAGTGTCCCTGCGAGCAGAAAGTTCTGCCCCGCACCCCGGCGGTGCTGGTGTACGCCATCTACGGCAAGAGCCTGAACCGTACTTATCGCGGCCAATCAATCTATGGCACTATCCTCTGCTACGGCTGGCGAAATAACCGCTTCCAGCCCCTGAACAAAGACCTGCAGGCCGAAATGCTTGACCGCCTGAAGGAGTTGGAGGTGCGGGTATGACCACCTATATCTGCAAGTGTGGGCAGAGAGTGCAGAAATCCAGCAACGCCGACAATACCGGCAATCGTCTGGAAGGATATGGCCCGGGCCATGAATGCTATGGCTGTCCCTACGCCATGCCGTGGGGCGGTAACAAGTGGGACGAAGCTGCCAAGCGTTTCGTGCAGGATATTAAGGGCTACGAATGTCGGACGAGCAGAACGCTCTCATATGACTCCCACTTTATCGGCTCGACCGAAGACAAATGCACCTGCTCTGTGGTCAGCCTGGATTTCGACTTCCTGGAACAGATCAGTGCATGGGTCAAAGATACTTTCCCTCTGGGCGAACTCACTGGCGGCTTTTCTCAAGACGAGATTCACCCCACTGATTATTCCCACAATGGCCGCTACTGCTGTACATTCGTCTGCGCTTCCAACAAAAAGGGCATTGCTGCCAAGGCAGCTTTGTTCGCCCGCTTTTTCGATCCGGATGGAAGCCGCAAGGACATGACACCGCAGCAGGAAATGGAAAAGATCCTGTCCGACATCAGAAAATGCACACAAGAGCCCCCGGCGGCGGAGGACGTGGCCGTGGCTGCGCTGCCCCCTGCAGAGGCTGCCGAACCGTTCGGCAATATCCCCGCCGCCCCTACCTTCGACTTCTCGGCTCTGGGTGATTTGTCCCAGCAGGCCACCGAAGCAGACCAGCAGTTCGACCTGCACTATGGCGCGGCGCAGGACGAATACCTGATCTCCTGCATCTACCTCGCCCGCATCCACGCTCTGACTGCCAAGGCGGGCCGGTATGGCGGCGGTACATGGACAAAGTGGTATGAGAGCAAGGGCTTGAGCCATGGCAGTGTGACCAAGATGGTTCAGAATGGCGAAGCTTTTAATTCGTCAACTGTTGACGAATTAAAACAACTGCCCGAGCTGACCCGCAAAGATTTGAACCTCATCGCCCGCAGCGGGTGTGTCGCGCAGGTGGTCGAAGCCGCCGGAGACAGCCAGCGGGTGCAGGAGCTTTTAGCCCAGCTCAAGGCCAAAGAGTACAAGCTGAACGAAACGCAGGCCAGATTGAAGAGCGCCTGCATTCAGGAGCAGGAGTCGCGGGACGCAATGAACACCGCCAATGCACAGCTGGAAGCCGCAAATGCTGACATTAAAGGTCTGACCGAACAGAACAATCAGCTCAAAAGCCAGTTAGACGCCGCTGAGGCCCGGAAAGAAGAGGCTGAAAACCAGCTTGCAGGCTCCCGTCAGGTAGCCGAAGCGGCCAATCGTCGGGCCGACAAGTGGAGATCCGAGGCCGAAGCCGCCCGGAAGCAGCCCATCGTAGCTGTGGTGGACAAGGACGAAGTCGTCCGGCAGGCCAAGGAAATGGCCGACGGCATGACAGCCGACCTCAAGGCTCAGCTCGACCAGACGGCGGCTAACGCTGAGGCCGACGCCCGCGACGCCTACGACAGCATCCTTCTGGCCGGCCGCTCCATCACAAATCTCGCGCAGTCCATAAAGCCGCTGTTCGGCAAGCTTCCGGGCGATCAGCGGGAAAACGCGATCGATCAGTTCGTACGCACATTAGGACAGATTCAAGGGGAGGTATCCAGATGTCTGTAAAGATCACGGCCCTCGAGGCCGAAAACGTCAAGCGCATCAAGGCCGTCGCACTCACTCCGGCCCCCACCGGGCTCACCCTCGTGGGCGGCAACAACAATCAGGGCAAGACCAGCGTTCTCGACGCGCTGGCATGGGCGCTTGGCGGCGAAAAATTCCGCCCGAACGCCGCCCAGCGGGATGGTGCCGTCGCTCCCGCCCACCTCCGCGTCACTCTCTCCAACGGGGTCGTCGTGGAGCGCAAGGGCAAGAACAGCAGCCTCACCGTCACCGACCCCACCGGACGCCGCAGCGGCCAGCAGCTGCTGAACGCTTTTGTCGAGCCGCTGGCCCTCGATCTGCCCCGCTTCATGGAGGCCAGCGACAAGGAAAAGGCTGACATCCTGCTGCGCATCATCGGCATCGGGAATGAATTGCATCTCCGGGATATGGAGATCAAACGCATCTACGACAAACGCACCTTCACCGGCCAGCTGGCCCAGCAGAAAAAGCACTTTGCCGACGAGCTTATCTCCTACCCCGACGCTCCCGAACAGCCCCTCAGCGCCTCCGACCTCATCCGCCGGCAGCAGGACATTCTGGCCCGGAACGGGGAGAATCAGCGTCTGCGGCAGCAGGCGCAGGAGTTGGCCCGGCAGGAACAACAGTGTCTGGACGAACTGAAACGCACCCGTGAGCGCATTGCGGAACTGGAAAAGCTGCGGGAAGAGCTGGACACCAAGCACACCAAGCTGTTCAACCAGCGAAAAAATGCAGAAAAGACCGTTGACCAGCTTCAGGACGAATCCACCGCTGAGCTGGAAGCCTCTATCCAGAGCATCGAGGAGACGAACCGGAAAGTCCGGGCCAACCTCGAAAAAGCCCGCGCCGAGGACGAAGCCGCCAAGTACGCCAGCGACTACGACAAGCTTACGGATTCCCTCGAGCAGAAGCGCAAAGAGCGTCTTGACCTGCTGAACGGTGCCGACCTGCCCCTGCCGGAGCTGAGTGTGGAAGACGGCGCTCTTACTTATAAAGGCAAGCGCTGGCGGGATATGTCCGGCAGCGACCAGCTCCGGGTGGCTGCGGCCATCGTCCGGCGGCTCAACCCGGACTGCGGCTTTGTCCTTCTGGACAAGCTGGAGCAGATGGACATGACCACGCTGGAAGAGTTCGGGCGCTGGCTCGAAGCGGAGGGTCTGCAGGCCATCGCCACCCGCGTCTCCACCGGCAGCGAGTGCCAGATCATCATTGAGGACGGCATGGTCAAGGGTGCTGACCTGCCTGTCCTGTCCGCCGCACCCACGCAGACCAGAACATGGACGAAAGGAGCTTTCTGATGAGCAGCTATTCCATCACCACCGGCATTCTGAACACCCCGGTCAAGGTCGTGCTGTACGGCCCCGAGGGCATCGGCAAGAGCACATTTGCCTCTCACTTCCCGGACCCCGTTTTCATCGACACCGAGGGCGGCACCAAGCGGCTCAATGTTGCCCGCCTGCCCCAGCCCACCAGCTGGGCCATGCTGCTGGACGAGGTGCGGGCCGTCACCCGGGGCGAAGTTTCCTGCGGCACGCTGGTCATCGACACCGCCGACTGGGCCGAGCGTCTGGCCATCGACGCCATCTGCGCCAAAGCCAAGGTGGACGGCCTCGAGGGCTTCGGCTACGGCAAGGGTT